ACCCAAAACCGAAGTCGAACCGGAAGTAGTGGCCGCGCCGAGTTCGACCACTCAGATCGCGGCCGCGCCGCCACCGACGGCGGCGCCTTTGCCACTGAATCGTCATTCAGTGGCAGAACAGGTTCTGCCACTGAATGACGATTCAGTGGCAGAACAAGTGTCTACAGAAAATAGCCACTCAGCGAAGGTGGTCGATCTTGCCACTGAACGCGATAAGCGCCTTCAAACGCAACAACATTCGTTTGCCACACGTGGCAAGAAATCATTGCGAAAAAACTTGCCACTGGACGCCGGCGGAAAGCCCTATCTCGAGGCCGTAAAAGCCTCGAAAGGGACCTGGGTTTTTCGGCTCAGGCGTTCCGAAAAAGGGAAGCGGACACCCCCGATTTATCTGGATCGCGTGTCTGATGAAATCTATGAATTTATTAGAAAGGGAGATTATGAAAGCTTCAAAAAACAACTCATCGAAACCCATACGGCGAGCGCCCTTCGGGCCGGCATTCGAGCTTGAGCATGTGCCTTGCGTCTTTTACGAAATCAAGTGGCTTGCCACACGTGGCCAGGAAGGGGATTGCGCACGGATCTTGCCACTGATCGATAGCGTCATCGAGGTTACGCAAAGACAGGCCGACAACCTGGCCTATTTGCCACGTGTGGCCGAGGGGGAGGTCGAAATAGCCGAGTGAGCAGGGAATTGACCACTGTCAAATCTGGAACAAAAGAAAGAAGGTAATTATGGCGAAAACCGAAACTCTATCAGTCGCAGGATTAGTCCTTAAAACGAAAATCCTCCATGCCTTTTTTGCTGAGGTCACTTCCTTACAGGCCAAATTCTGGTTGGAAAATCACAACCATGTCAATCGCAAAAAACGGATCGGCACCATAGAAAAATACATTAGGGACAGAGGAAACAATCTATGGCTGACCACTCATGAAGCCGTCGCCTTTGATTGGAATGGGGAATTGGTGGATGGCCAACACAGGCTTGAGATGATCAGCCAATCCGGACAATCAATCAAGACATTAATTGTGCTCGGCCTCGACCCGGAAGTACGCATGGTCGTAGACACCGGCATTCCTCGCCACCCACACGACGTTCTAAAACTTCTCGGATATGACGCCACCCCCTGGGATGTGGCCATCGTTCGACAGATGATGTCCAGTATTTTTCCACGACGGCCTACTATGAGCGAGATCGTACATGCATACAAGAAGCATGAGAAAAAGGCGAAGATCATATGTGACATGTTCCCTACCAAGAAGCGTCATGTAACGATGTCACCGGTCCTCGCACCGATGGCGCGGGCCTTGGAGACCTATGATGAAAACTTGATCCAACAATTCGCCGATATTCTCTATTCCGGCATGAGTCGTGGAAGAAAAAGAGATCAAGGAACGATCATACTGAGAGATTACCTTGTACAGCTTAGAATGAGGGGGGGCAGCCTCGATAGGGAAATCTACAGAATAACCGAATCGGCCTTGCATGCCTTCCTAAACAACGAGCATCTCACCAATCTTGAACCTACAAATAAAGAGTTGTTCCCGATGCGTGGGGAAGCTAAGCTAAAACTTGTGGAAGACGCCGAATAGGAAACTTTGCACAAGCCGCGCTATCGCCCGACGCGCGCCAGCCGGAAAGCGAGGGGGAATGAACGAACAAGAATTTATAGAGGCAATCATTGCGGGAGACCTGAATGCGTTTCTGCACAACCTTGACTTGTGCATTCAAGAACAGGCCGAAGAGTCGGAGCAGCCGGAAAGCGACGCCGGGGACGGGACGGCGCGGAGTGATAATGCCAATTAAACCCGCGCGCGACTGGGCGTGGCGGCGGCTGATGGCGAAAGACGAACATGAGTAAAGCGGAACTATCACAGGGTGACTATGTACTGGCGACCAAATGGAGCGACGGCGACCCGCAAGACGCTTGGTGTGTCGGCTTCTATTCTCACATGCTGAGAGAGGATAGGTATATAGTCCTAGATGATAAAGGAGTCCCATTTAGAGCCAACGGGTTTAGACGGGCTAAGCGCATTTCGCATAAGCGCGGCAAGTGGCTACTCGATAACGCAAAAGACATAGAACTAAGCAATAAAAGTCTGTGGGGTTGGCTGAGAATGCCAATGCGATAAACCCTTTGGAAACGGATGAAAATTCCCTGCCCAAACCATAATAACTGTTATCGGACGCAACCGCTATAACGCTGTTTTGTCTTAACTCTTCAGCTAGTTCCCTTTAGAATGTCGGACATGAAAAAACAATGTGATTTAGACGACGTTTTACTAGCCTTGCAGATGGCGGTTGAGGTTACTGGCTCGCAAGCTAAGTGCGCTGAAAAACTCGGCGTCACTCAGGGCTATATCAATGACCTGTTAAAAAGGAAGCGGGAGCCGGGGCCGAAGATTCTCATCGCGCTTGGGATGCGAAAGGTTGTCATATACGAGTACGAGGTAGGAGATACGCAGACTCAGCCCGACTTACCGCCGCCACCGAAGCGAAAGATAATCAAGGTACCCTGCACGGCGAAGGGTTGTAAGAGATATATTCGCGGCTATCTGACGGAAAGCGCAGGCGGCGGCGCGTTCTATAGTCCCAAAGGCGAATACCTTGCCGACTTACGTAATCAAGAGTTCCGCTGCCCTGTCCATCAAGGAAAGAAATAACCCCACCGCGCTCGAAGCGCTGGCGACACGATTGGAGGTGAGGAAGTGACAACAAGAGTACATATGAGTGAGTTAAAAGACTGCCGAGACATGGCGGGTAATTTCGCTTCAGAACAAGCCGAAGACCCGACAAAGCTTTGCTCTAATTTTCGCTTCGGTTGCAACGGGATAAGCGATGGGCCAGACGACAAGGGGTTTCTTGCTCTGTGCGACGACTGCGCATCAGCGGAAGGCTATCTCTTGGCAGGAAGAGGCGGCGTCACTTTTACGAAGAGGGCCAAATAGCTTTACACGGCATATCTATCGCCAGTCTGACGCCGCGCGCGCTGAAACGGGTTGGGTAGCTACCAATCTGGCTAATCAGCCCGCGTTAAGGCAGGCGTTCTTAAGCGAGGTTCGATTCCCCGCGCTGGCATTAATCATTAAATCTGAATTCATTTGGCGTCTGCGGCGGCGTAATACGTCTTTACGTAATAGCGACATAATTCTCCAGACTAGGTATGCCCCACATAATCAGGAGTACTAAAGCGATGAAAACCCGTCGTTCTGTCAGACAGTATTGCGCCCACGCGATCTCCTTCATAATGATCTGGGCCGTTTCCGTAATCCCTTCGGCTAAAGTCGAGGCGCAAAGCGTATATGAGCCACATCATTTCTGGGCTTCTCCAAGCGTGACTGAGGTGGGCAGTTATATCTTTTTTCGCGGAGCGGACCTCCCGCCGAATAAGACCTATTGGCTGAAATATGCTAAGAACGGAATTCCGACACCCGGCATGTGCCCAACCGAAACTATTACTACAGACGCTAATGGCGAATGGGTTAAATTGGTCGGTCCGCTTATGCCGTCGGAGGTGGGGACATGGGAAGTGGCGCTACAGGAACAATCCTGGTGCGGCTCAGGGATTTTTGACTTTATGGAATATCGAGTAAGCGCCGTCCCCGAACAGCTCACCGTGGATAAACCAATTATCGCGCCCGGTGAATACCTCACTTACGCGATCAGCGGAGCGGCCCCGAATATGCTAATCAAATGGTCACAGTGGACTAACGGATTATTGATTGAAGATGATCAAGCCTATGGCGAATATACAGACGCCAACGGGAATTTCACAAAAACCGTGGGGCCATTCCTCCCCGAATATGCGGCTCGCTACATAAAGCGCGCCCATATTTATGATCAGGAAACGGGAAATCACTTTATTGCGAATGTAGGTTTTCAAGCTCTGGCTCAGCCCCTATTCACCTACACCATATCGCCTCTCGTCGTACCGGTTAACGGCGTCTCCGTGAATCAAATCACGGGCGCGCCGCCGAATAAATTGGTCAAAGTGGAGCGTTGGCGTAACGGCGTTTTTTGGGACAAGTTTGACGTGGGGTATACGGACGCCGCCGGCGCCTTTAACTGGAATAACGGATACTGGTGGAGTCAGGATTGGAAGGGGCTATGGCATTATAAAATGACGATTGATGATGTCTCGGTCACTAAACAATTTGTAGTCTGGGATTTGAACGTTCCAATTCCGCCGGATGTCGTCTATTCATATACACCCATCACCTTAGATCCGGGAACAGGAAATTACTTTTCTGATATTCAAATTCATATGGGCGGCGTCGAACCGAATCTGGATCTGATCCTGGACGCCTCGTCGCGCGCATGGTTCGATGATCCGGGAGGCAGTCAGATTTTGCCGAGTGAGATACCCGACTTGAAATTATTTTCTGGTTTCACCACATCAGGAGCAGTATGTAGCCAGGTCGCACAAGTTCCGCCGACACACCCGGATTGTTTTGTTTGCGGAGCGGGATTACTGAAGATTTGCAGATTGAAATACATTGGTTATGGGGTCGCCGCCGTCTTCGGGGGGGCAGGTATTGCGTTAGCATGTGATGGGATTCTCTCTGCGACAGGGGTGGGTCTTGCAGTCTTGGCCGCCTGTCAGATGTTCGCCTGGATCGCGACCTTTGCCACTATCATCGCCCTTTATGCCGAACTGAAGGAATGTATTTGTACAATCCCCGGAAAATGTTCGGATAACGTCTCTCAGAATTGCTCAAAGATGTATTCAGGGAGTGTCAGGGCAAAGAAAGTTTGTGCAGGCATTATCCCCTAGCTCGTGATGGCGCCAGGAGTGGGAGCGATCCGCTATTTTTCAAAACAAAATCGAGGAGGGACATAAATCAATGCCGGAGCCAATTGTAAATCGTAAGCCAAAGGCGTATCCCGCCACAATTTTGTTTCTCCTTACCGGAATGGCCATTATTTTGAGCTTTCATTACGTGGAGAATTTGTCGAGAGATATATTTGAAGAGACCGGCGAATGGAAATTTATCCGGTGGGCGTTATCTGTGGCATGGGTCGGCGCTTTTATTGTTTTCTACACTATGTTTTTCAAAATTGATGGGCGGAGGCGGAGGCGCGTTTTCTGCGGCTTTTGTTTATTGGGAATCCTGACCGCCATCCTGTTTAACACTTTCTGGTGGGGCGTCCTCCTCGCCCTGGGGGTGATGTTGGCGGTCCTGTTGGCGGGCCAGAATTATATCGAGCGCGGCGCCAGAGGAGAGCGGACATGAAGGCTTTCGATAAAATCAAATCCGCCGCCGCCGCGTTCGCGAATTTCGATTTATTACACAAGGCGATCGCCGGCCTGCTTGCCGCGGCTATCGTTTTCATCGGCGTCGGTTTCGGCCGCCATTATTATCTAAAGCGCTCGCCAGCGAATCAGGCCGAGGCGATGACGGTGGAAAGAATTGAAATACGCAATGAAACCACATCAATTGAGGTCGTATCGAAGAAAATCGAGAATGAATATTTGGGGATTGAAATCCGGAACGTCGGCGTCAAGCCGATAATCGCCTATCAGATCGATTTTCAGAGGGGCGATAAATTCATCGCCGACCTGTCGAGCGGCCAACCGCTCGCGGCCTTGCGAATGACGCATGTCTCGATCTCGTTGAAAAAATTCACATACGAGGAGCGTTCGCGGACGTACCCGGCCAATATTTCGATGGCGCTATTCGCCGACGGAACGGGCGAAGGAGACAAGATCAAATTGGAATCGCAGCGCGATCAATTAATCGGCGTTAGGGCGGCGATGGCGAATATGACTGAGATGATAAATAAGCTGGACAGTGAGAGTCAGTTGTCTTCCGAACAATTCGCCCAACAATTAGATTCACTCAAAATGACTGTCCCGGCGAATTTTAATAGGAATCAGACGGCGGGATATATGAACACGATCCGGGGCATGCAGATCCGCGCGATGGTGTTGAATAAATCGCCACAGAACAAGGCCGGCGGCGTCGGTAGTTTCAAGGCGGCCTTCGCCCGTCAGAAGATGAACCTTCAAGCGTTCAAACAGGAGGCGAAATGAACAAGCATATTACTGGAAAGATTCTTGTCGTTTTTACGCTCATTACGCTGTCGCTCGTCGCCGTTAACCATTCTTCGGCGCAGTTCGATCTAGCCGATCCGGCCGACTTCAAATGCTATTGGCCGGGCGGCGGCGGCGATCCGACCCCAAGCGCTACTCCGCAGTGCTACGAGCAATATTATGATGTTTATGAGACGTATTGTGATTACGCCAGAAACCTGTGTTGCCAGGATCACTATTTAGTCATCGAACACTGGTGTAACGGCATTATGCTTTATACCGAATATCAATTATTGAGCCATTCTTGTTATGAGGTTTGAGTCTTTCGCGCCCACTTCCGGCTTCAAGAAGTGGGCGCGCTTCGTTATTTCTCCTGTTCCTTCTCTCTCCGCTTTTCAACGGTCTCCATCGCCGATTCCACAATCTCTTCGATCATCTTTTCCTCGAAGTCTTCTTTCCCCAGGTTCGATAAATGGCGCTTGAGTCCAGCGAACGCGGCGGCCTTCGTTTCGTTGTCGGCCTCCTTGTAGAAATCGTCTTGAATCAACTCAGCGGACATCCGCGAGAAGTATTGAGCGAATCGCCGCTCACGGACGCGAAGGTCCGATGTCATCTCGCCTTTTTTCGGCCGCGGGAATTCGACAGAGACTTTCTCGCCGGCGCGGTTCAGGCGGCTGATCTCCCTGGCCACCGGTCGCGGCGTATAGGTTGACTCATTCGCCGGCGAGAACTGCGCGGCGACCCGCGCCGGCACGCTCATTTCCCCGAGCGCCGTCTTTCTGGCCTCACCGGTCAGCAGACTCGGCCGCGTCGCGAACCGTTCAGAGATGCCCGGTATTTGCGCCAGGGCTCGCCCTGCGGCTTCTTTCGCAAAGCCCCCGACGCCTCGCCTGTCTTCCGGCCGCACGTCGCGCTCGAACGGGTCCATTACTTGCCTGGCGGCGCGCAGACTGGACGGCACGAAACTGGACGGGACATCGAGGCCAACCGCTTTAGCGAAGTTCAAAAACTTTTCCGAGAAGGTCTCGCCCTGCGCCTTGTCCAAATAGCGTGACATATTCTTGAGAACCGACTGATCACCCATGATGTCGAGCGTCTTCGACAGGCTGTCATAGACGGCCTGGCCGGCGGCCTCGGCTGAGCGCCCGACGCCGAGTTTGCCTTGCTTGTACAAACTGGAGAGCGCCGCGCCGGCCGATAGATTCATCGCCCACGGCTGGAGCCAGTCTATCGAGTAAAGATTGTCGCCCGTCCGCATTTCGGTTGATTCGCCCGTCATCAGGCGGCCAAGGGCGGAGGCGTTGAGAGAATAACCCTTGACGCCCTCTTCACGCTCCATAGTCCTGGTTGTCTTGCTCTCTTCTTCCGGACCGATCAGCACGCCGGCGGCGCCGAGAGCGGCGCCGAGGCCGACTCCTGTAACCGCTCCCTCAGCTACTCGCGAGAGCGCAAGCAGCGTATTACGCCGGCGGTATGGACCTGGCGTGGCGGCTTCTTTGGCGACTTGAAACAGCCCCAGGGGCGAGCGTTCGAGCCCTCGCTTGAGCAACGCGCCAGGCGTCTGCGCGTACTTCACGAGAAAATCACCGGCGCCAAACTGGTCGGTTCCGAAAATTGGCGAGCTGGCCTTATTAAGCCCCTGCTTGATCAGGAGCAGCGCGCGGGACGCGAAGTTGGGATCTCTCAGCGCCGCCCGGTTCGCTTCCGCCGTCGCCTGATCTATGGCGTCAGTTACATTCAATTTCGATTTTGACTTTGTTGACGCCTCCACGATTGATATAAGCGAATCATCAAACCTCGTCTGCCAGTTCGCGCTGTCCGGAATCTCGTTAATCCAGGTCATTAGCTTAGTGACGGCTTTATCTATCTTGTTTGCGCTGGCAGTGTGCTGCAAGGGGGTCGCTCCGCCCGGTAACGGTTGGCCGGCCTTGTAGGCTCTGACTGCCCTGCGCCAGTTGCGGACGTAAGCCGCGAGATCGCTTCCCCCAGGCTGCGTGATCTGGCGCGGCTTGCCTGTGAATTTGCTAAACGCCCAATCGAGCGACGCCGCTAACCGCGTGGCCGCGCGTTCTTGCTTGCCGTAAGTGAAATTCTGCAAGATGTTGCGAATGACAAATCGAGGGTTGCCGAGTTGCGCCGCAGTCTGGAGGCCTCCAACAGTTTCAGATACTTCCGCGCGGCCGGGCAGTCTTGCTCCCTTAAATAGCGGTTGCAGGCCGCCAAAGATGCCGCCCATAATGTGCCCGCCATTTTCGGGCTGAAAGACATCTTTAAACGCCTCTTTTTGTGACGGCGGCTCGCCGAATAATCCGCGGCCTGCTCTGGCGCTTTCAAACTCCGCCGCGTAGCGTTTAAATACCTTCTCAATCTGAGCCGGACCTTTATCTTTCAAGTGGCCGGCGATGGCCAATTCCTCGGGCGAATACCGGACGCCTTCGCCAAAGAGGTTGCCGCGACGATTGAGCATTTCGAGGTCGAGCTTTTGTTCCTTCGCGACTCTCGCCGCCTCGATGGCGTTCGGTAGCAGGCCCGTGATGTCCCACTCGGTCCCGGCCATCTTTCCGAGCTGCGGCGCCACGCGCACGAGTTTGTTGCGCATCTCGGGCGGGGTGGCTTTCATCTGGGCCTGGTCGCGAAAGACGCGGCCGAGCAGCATTTGTTCGATCTCAGTCTTTGCGGCCGGCGACAGATTGCCCTGGTCGGACAGATAGCGATTGCGTTCACCCGCTGGGATAACGCCATCCTCAATCAATCGGTTTATCACCCTGACGCCCTTCGCCCCTTCAAGGGCGTTCGCAAGCGTGCCTTCCGGTCCTTCCGCGGCCAGCCGGGAGGCGAGGAAGTCAAGCGTCTCGACGGACATTGATTTCGCCCGCGCGCTGGCGGCTTCGGTCGAGGTCATCGCCTTGCCGGGCATGATATTCAGGCCTGTGATTAACTTCTGCGTGTCGCCCGCGCCCTGGTCTACCCTCACTAACACTGGCTCTTTGAAGTTGGCCAACTCGCCGGGGGCAATGCCGAACCCGGCGGCTTTCTTCGTCAATAAGTCTTTGTACTTTTGCGCGTCCTGGGGATGATTCTTGTAGATCCTGGCGATCATCATCGTCCGGCTGTTGCCGCCCAAAACGGCGCCATGATCGCGGATGATGGGAGGCCCGCCGGCCGCGGTCGGGTCATCATTGATAACCAAAGGCGGTTTGAACTTGCCGGCCTTCGTGTTCTCCTCGACATCCGTGCGATTCGCAGGACTCGTGTAGTCACGGTCGTTGACGTAGGGATATTTCGGATTCTTCTGAAAAGTAAACGGGTCGTGCGAAGGCTGGAGGTCGGCTAACTCCCTGACTTCGTACCTGACGGGGCGGTCTTCTCCCCTGGGTATGGTGAGGGTGGATTCGTCCCCTCCAGCTCGTCGGCCTGGCGCAACCGGCTCAGGAACGCCTCTTCTGAGGTCTTCGGCGGCTCTGGCTGTATCCGGCGGTCTGGGTCTACCTTGTGGGACAGGTTGTAATTTAGCTGTCTGGCCAACTCTCGCGCTAACGGCCGGCCTTCCTCCGACTTCTTCAGCGCCCGGCGATACTTCTCCTCCTCCGAGAGAACCGGCGAGGACTCGTTGACTGATTCGTCCTTTGGCATAAGCTTCCTTCGTTTCTTTAACTAGCCGCTCTCGCAGCGCCTTAGTATCGCTTATTTCACGGAAAATATCAATGTTCGCGTCCCGCGCATTGTTCATTCCGTGGGTATTATCCATAAATCCGATCTCGACTCGCGGGTCATTGGCGTAGTGCGCCGCTAGTTCAATAAGCGATTGGCGCATTTCCGAATGCGTCGCGATATGAACATTGACCGGGACTGCCCTCCCTCGCTTTTCCGCCCGCGGCAAAACGCCATTAACCCAGGCTTCGATCGGGTCACGGTAAACGGCGGCGACCGTGACCTTTTTGCCGGCCGCGAGCGCCTGATTTATCTTCTGGATAGCATTCTTGGGGTTGTTCAGATTGCCGTCCATGATGATCTGGCTGCGCCGAACCGCAGTATCCATCTTCGTCGACGACGCCAATGTCGAAGTCTTGCCGGCGCCTGTCCCGCCGGCCGTGAACAGTACCATCGGCTCCTCGCCCGGCTTCGGCTTCTCTTTCAGCGCGAGTTTATATAACTCTTTCGCGAACCAGCTCGACGGCTCATGGACCGCGGATGAATAAAGCGAGCGCGCCTCATCCGACCTGGCGTAATCTTCGGATAACTCGCGCGCGTTGTCGGTATTGATCTCCTTACCGAACTTCTCCCGGTAGCGAGTGACCGCCTCGTCAAAGTTGTCGGCCAGGTAATGGCGGAATCGGGTTTCAATATCAAGCGAGGTCTTATCAAGGGCGCCATGCTCGCCAGCCTGCGGGATGTCTTCGGCCTTGAACTTGGCGACTGGCGGCGCCGCTTCCGCCCGTGGCGGCTGAACCTTCTTAGGCGGAAGGCCTGGCGCGCGAGTCGCGATCCTCTCCCCGGCTTCCCTGCCCATCTGCCGTTGAATGTACCCGCGTTCTTTCTGCATCTCTACGGCGATTTTCAAATCGAAGTTATTCGCTTCGAGTTCGGCGCGCGACAGTTTCGATTGCCCGCGGAGCCCTTTATTGCGCTCCTCTGTCAGCCTGCCGATTTCCTGTATCAGTTCCGCATCGTCGAACTGCTCAAAATGACCCTGGCGGGCGTCTTCGCGCGAGGCGAAACTCTCAGACGGTTTCAATCCCCCCGGCACTTGAAATTCCTGTGTGATTTTCCGGCCTTCAGTCAGGGTTTCTGGCATCGGTCCCGTTCGCTGCTGGAGCGCCGCGCGTCTCCGCGATCTCTCTTCCGGCGTCATCGGTTTTTCGGGACGTTGGCCTGGTGGTTCCCCTATCTCACGCGGCGCGCGCTTGAGGTCGTATTCCCTGATAATGCTGTTAAGCCTGTCGAATTCGTCGCGCAGATCACCTGTGAAGTCGCCGCGGCGGTCGTAAGCAATGCGGCCCAGTTCTTCGCGCCTGTCCCGCAGCGCCTGAATGTTCTCGTCGGTAGCTTGAGGTAGTCTTGGAATGGGCCTGGTTGGCTGAAGGCTGGGCTCTGGCGGTGTTTCAGGGGCGACCGGTCCCCGCGCTACCCGTGGAAGCTCCGCCGTCTGGCGGACCTGTTCTGGCGCGATTGGCGCACGTGGAAACCGCGCCGTCGGGCGGATCTGTTCTGGCTCCGTAGACGTACTGGGGATTTCCGCCGTCGGCGCGTTCTCAGCCGTGATTCGCCGCCTGATCGCCGGCATTTCCTGGGTCACAGGCACTTCGGGATACTGGAGGGGCTGAGTCGAAGCAGGCGGCAATAATTTGCGGCCGTATAAAGTCGAAGGCTGCGCAATGATCGCGCCTCTGGGAGTTCGGGCCAAAGGCTCAGTAGGCGGTAAGACTTCGGGTACAACTTCTCCTTCAACTAGTGGCGCCATCGCGCGCGCGCCTTCGGCCCTACGGCTCGCCGCTCCGACCGCTCCGGGCGCCGACAATGCGCCGCCGACAATACCGGATTTGATCAACTCAGGCACATTCAATCGCCTATCGAACGCCAATTGCTCAGCGCCTGTAGCAAGCACATTGCCTGCCCCGCCTCCCAAGACTTCCCCGCCCGCCCTCGCCGCGGCTTGCGCCAAAGGTTGAGTTAATCTATTGGCGACAGCCCCGCCGATTCTCTGCCCCGCCATGCCGCCGAGGACCGGCGCGACGGCCCCGATCGCCGTCTGAGTTAATGCCCTTCTCGGATCTTGCCAATCGGCCCCTGCCGCGCCGAGGCCGCCGCCTACCGCCATCGCCGCGGGCAAGCTGCCGCCAGTGGCCGCGGTAAGCAATCCCGCGGCGCCTGCGACCGGGGCGCTTGAGATAATTCCTCTAGCGATTTGCTGTTGAGCGGTCGGCCGATAGCGCGCCACTTCGGCTTCAAGTTCCGGGTTGCGTTCGGCCTCGAACCGCCGCCAGGATTCAATCGGGACAGGCCTGAAATTGCCGGTTTGAAGTCCCCGCGCGACTCCCGCCCCCGCTTCGGCCGTCTGGCGAGCCATCTTCGAGAGCGTCCCGCCGCCTTCGGCGATATATGTTCTGGCCTGCTCACCTAATTGGGTGAGCAGCGGCTTTTTCTCCTGCGCGCGGTATCTGCGCTCAGCCTCCCCACGCCTTCGCTGTTCGATGTCGGCCGCCGCGAAGTCTGCGCCCGGCTGATCCGGCGTCAAGACCTGCGGCGCAGGACTCGGACGGTTGAAGGTAAAGCGCGAGACTCCTTGATCGAGCGCCGGCGGCCGGCGGCCGAACTCCTGGCGCTCGGTCGGTGGAATGTAGGCGCGCGGCTTCGGGCGTGTCGGCTGGCGGCGCTCCTGCATGAAAGTGTCAACATCGAAACTCCCCTCAGTGGCCGCGGGCTGCTTTTCAGCGACAGGCTTGCGGCGCTCCCGCATAAATTTATCAACGTCAAATTGATCTTGTGGCATGGTATGCCCTAGAATCCGGCCTTATTGGAGGTCAAATATGTTTCTGCTTGAATTGGCTGTGGTGACATCAGCGATTGCGCTCTTGACTGTCGGCGTCTCTATTGGATTTTTGTATGCGACGAGATTTTATAAAAGCAGACGCGCCGCAATCATCGCCCCGATGATCTTCGCGATAGCGATCGGCGCCGCGTGGCTGAGTGATCATACCAGCGCTCGCGAGTGGGCGTATTTTACTCTGCCGACGCTGGTCCTTGCGCCGCCCTGGGTATCAAGCTATTGCTATAGAAAGCGGCTGCGCGACAAAGGCTATTATTCCGGGACAGTGTAGCCTTGATCCTTGAAATGTTTTTTCATCCCTTTGAGCGTCCAGCCGGCTTTGTGTCCGCCGGCGCGGCGGAAGGCTTCATCAATATCTTCTTTCGAGGCCGCCCCTTTTGATCCCGGTTTCGCCCGCGCGGCGCCTTGCCGTTCGGCCGCGCGCGCGCTAACCCCGGCTTCACGTTGCCCGGCTATCCTCTCGCGGGATTGGATGCCTTTTTGGCTGATCGCGGCGGCGCCCGATTCGCCCACAGCGACTTTTCTCCCGCCGGGAAAAACCTGATACTTCCGGATCTTACCGTCTGTATCTACAAGGTCTTGATAAACCGGACGGCCGGCGCGCTCCGCCTCCGCCCTGGCGGCGTTGAGGTCAATTTGGCTCCGAGTAAGGCTCGCTTCCCTGGCGGCGTTCTCACGCCTCAAATCAAGCTCTGAAGCTCTCGCGACGTTCTCGGCGCCAATCTGGCCAATCCGCGCGCGATTTAGATCTATCGCCATTCTATGTTCCTGTTCTTGCAATCCGAGCGCGCGTTGTTGCCCCTGGTACGCCTCCTCTTCCCTGATCCTCGGCATGACCCGCTGGTTAAATTCCATCTCTCGCAGTCCGCGCGGATCGGCGGCCCCGTAGATCCCGCCCGTTATCGCTCCGCCCAGGCCTCCCCCTCCCGCAAAGCCTCTCAGCGCGCCAAGCAATGCTGACTTCCCCCTGCCCGGCGTTCCCTTCAAATACACGTCTCTGGCTTCTCCCATAGACGGGGCCGGATTCGTGGAGCCTGGCATTTCGACATCGCCGGGTATATTGGTCATAGGAGGCGGCGACACGCGCCGCGGCATTGAGATTTCCGGCAGTCTCGGCGGCGACGGCGCGTTGGGGTTGATCCCCGGAGTAAGCGACCGGCGGCGGCGTTCCTCTTCGTCGTATGGGAAAATCGGCATGGTCTTACCTGACGATATTAATTTGCTGAGTGGATGAGGTAAAAGTGTTGCTTGCGCTCGCCGCGCTCCACTGCGCGGTTATATCAATTTGCTTCGAGGTCGTAAAATCTACCGTGGCGGTGTTGGCGCTGAAAACATGCGTGGGGGCGCCTGTGCCTGACAGCCCATTCGTAAAATTCCAGTAACAGTATTGAATGAAAGCGGTCCCGGTCGCGCCGACCACCTGAATGTGAATATCTGCGACGATCTCGAATCTGCCGGACGCTGGCGCCAGCGTGACGGCGCCAAAGTCCACCACATTGGAGCCGCCGATCTTGATCCGAATCCGCATCGTCGGAGAGGCGGTAGTGGTGTAGACTCCGCGTATCTCGACCCGGTAAATCTGCCCGACCCGCGCCATACCTCCTTCGATCGTCTGGGTTGATCCGGTGGAGGCGTTACCGAACACCGTGGTTTCGGTCGTCGTGTTTTCGACAACCGTCCCCGATGTGTTCGTCCACATGTTCGCGGCTATCGGATACCGGTTCGCGCTCAACGACTGAACCGCTGACCCGCTCGCGCCTGTGAGCGGGTAGCGCGCGGCGAGTTGTCCGGCCGCCGCGTTGCCTGTGCCTGAACCACCGGCGAGGTCGAGCGCCGCGCCAGCGATATTCGTCCCCGTCGCGGCCGGCCCACTTATCGCGCCTGCCGCAGGGGTCCCGCCAGGCGCGCCTATCTGAATCTTACCTGTGCCTTTCGGCGTAAGCGTGATGTCAATGTTTGAATCACCCCCGGAGGCCGAAATTGACGGGAAAACGCCCGTAGCAGCGTTGGTCAGAGTGATTTCATTAACGGCGGAGACGGAGCCGGCCACGAATTTTAAGATTTCATTTCCGTTCTCGTCCCCGATAAACCATCCGGCGACGCCGGGATACAGATTACCTAGATTGTCTACTCGAAATCGAAGCGCGCCATTTCTGAACGCTCGTAGGAAATTATGTTGACCCGAACCTACGGCCGTTTCAGTCCTAACAAGGTCCAGGTCAGAACTGTTCGCGGTACTGGTCTGGTTATAAGTGGCTCGAAGTGTCACAGTGCGCCCAAGACCCCCCACTCCCTGATTTTGAGATACGGCGTTGATGTCAAGCGCGTCCCTGCTCGCCGAGGTTGATGGCATTGACAGCACGACCGCTGTGGAGTTTTGAGTTACAGAAGTACCGCCCACATTCGTGACGCTCCATCCGTCGGGCACGGCGAAACTTCCCGACGTATCGGCGACGGTCACGGCGCTATTTTGAATCAACTTCCCGGTCGTCAGGTCGAAGCGCGCTATCGCGTTGTCTGTCGCGGTGGCTGGGCCGTTAACTATGCTCGATGAAGATGAAATGGACAGAATATCGCTGGAAATGCTGAATTGCGCTGGATTCGGAGTGAGAGGTCTTAGAACGTTGCCGGTACTCTGGAAATAGATTAGTTGTCCAGCCAATCCCGACGGGAAACGGGCGTCTATCTGGGCCTGAGTGTAATAGTTTACCGCCTGGAGCGGCGGGTCCGCGGGCGCAGGCCGATTGAAATCGCAGACTGTGGCCCAACTGGTCGGCGTCGTCAAATGATTTAACTGAAACTGGTCCACGCATCCGGGATATGACTGAAGGAAGGCCCCGGACTGACCGTAGATGGACGCCGCATAGCGGGCGGTCGGGACATTTGAATTGGTCGTCGCCGGTAAAACGATCTCCGGCGTGTAAGCCACGAGTTGTGTCCCGTCGCTGATCACCGGGACCGCATAGCGGCGAAACCAGGTAGGCGAGCCCGGCGCTCCCGACTGAGCTACGTAGGTTTCGCCTGACGGCGTAAACGGCGTCAGGACGTAGACGCGCAGGACGGCGTATTTGCGCCAGGTCCCGGTGACCGTGCCGCTCGATTCGGCGTAAGTCGTGGTCAGGGTCAAGCTGGTCGCGCTCTCGACGCTCGCCACGGTATAGGTTACTCCGGTTGAGAATCGGATCTTGAATCCGCCCATCCCGATCCACTGCGATCGAAATGTCCCCGTGACGGTCGCGGAGCCGACCGTCACCACTAACCCGGTCAAGGCCACATCCGCGCCTACGTCCTTCGAGTTGAAGCCTGATATAGAGGCCGCGCCGATCGTGATGTTTGACATTTATGTTCCGAATCTTAAGCCTGAAGATGCGCCCTGAATCGCGCCGAGCGCAGCCCTTTGCCAGAATCCCGGTTGCGGTTGAACGATCTGTGTATTGTAGCCAGAAGCCGAACCGCTGCCGCCGGTTTGCAGTATCTGAGGTAACAGCCGCTCGCGTCGCGCAAGCTCAAGCGAATTACGCGCGTAATTCGCTTGCTGCGCCTCGGCCGCGCCTTGAGAGCGAATGTCGCGGATCTCGGCGTCGCGCAGAGACATGCGGTATTCCGGCGATATGCCGGGGCTATAATTGGCGTTGTAGCGGTTGTATGCGGCTTGTTCGGCCAGGTCGGTACGGCGCCCCACGCCGGGATCAACATCTAGGGGAACGCCGAGATATGATTGCGCCTCCGGCGTATCGGCGATTGAATACCCACCATAGGTATTGGTCTGCTGTTGCTGTCCTGCATAGGGCGCTTGTATCGGTTTTGGCTTACTGCTCCCCATTTCCAAACCTCGCTTTTGTCAATATGAAGTAGCGAATCGCCGGCGTGTGTCCCCACTCAACCATGTGACATCTGCGCGCCAGTAGCGCGGCCGCGCGCTTCTCAATCGGGATTCGCGCCGACAATGCCGTGAATCCTCTATCAAACAACCCCTCCGCAGTTTTGAGTAAAACTTGAGCCAGCGCATCGGGGTGGATTTTCCTCCTGGCGGTAACGACGTGGTAGGCGGCCATATTGTGGGCAATCATTTCCAGCGATAGGCAGCCAACGAAATCGGCGCCATCATATAAGCCAAAATGCGTCCATTGCGGCGCATTCATTTCGACCGCGTAGCGCCGCCAGTCCGTACCGCCTGGTTGTGGGCCATATTCCCATTCCGCGACCTGGCGGTACTGATCTTCTCGCAAAGGCTCAAGCGTGAGCATCAGACGCCCCCCACCGTTCGGACACAGATATTGGTATAATCGTAGTAGATCAGAAGTGATTCGGCTGCGTTGATCGTAAGGTTTGCGCCCGTATGGGTAAAAATCCGGTTCGCCCCCGCGCTCGACCCATTATTATTGGCCAAAACCAGGTCTTGAGCCCCGACGTTGGCGACCAATCGAAGGCCGGCCCCGACGTTGGCAAAGCCGGTGATTGTATGGCTCGCGTCGGTCGTGAACAGGTGCGTGACGGAATCAAGCAGTGGATAATCATTCTGATCGGCGGTAATCTGCGGATAGAAACTCTGGTTAATGTCGCTTGTCCGCAGAATGTCTTGAACCTGCCGCGTTTCATCAGAACTAAGACCTGTCCCCTTTGCGCCAACAAAATCATCATCAGCGTAGCGGGCCTCTTCGCCATATCTCACCGTTCACCCCTCGGCAATCCGCCCGCGATCAACTTCTGAAAACTGCCATCCGTGTTGAGGTCTACCCTAAACGCGAAGGCGGCGCCGGCAATGTTTGTCTTGATCATCGGTTCAACCTTGTCCACGTCCGAAAGCGTAAAACTCGCCGTCGCGGCGCCCGAACTGCTAACATCGGGTACGGTCGTATCAGGAAGCGCGGCGTATACCCGGAGCGTCTGAATCTTCCCGGTCGCCTCCAGAATCTTCAGCCGATCGCGAGTCATCAAATGTGGGTCGAGGTATTGAGTCGAGCCGTAACCGGAAACACCCGCTCCGCCTTCCCATTTATTGACTCTGTAATTTCCGCCAGAAAGGTAAGTCAAATACAGCTCACCAGACACAACCGCCCAATCAATCGCCCGCGCGGCCAGGTTGATAGGCGCTGACCATTGCTCCTGTTGAACCATGAACGGAATAACTATTGTCGCGGCGCCGTCGTCATAAGCGTACAAAACGGCCTGATTCTTCGGATCGTAGGCCACCATAACCCGAACGGGATTCCAACCGGTCATATCCGACCAGACCGGCGCCGCGAATTCGGTGTCAACGTTTTCTCGCGCTCTAGTTCGGATGGGGCGGCCGTTGTATCCATAGAAAGCGTCAGTAACCAATACCCCGTTGGTGGCGGCCACAAATCCGGGGTAAGCGACGATGCGAATATTGAACGGCCGGCTAGGATCGCCAGTAAAACTGACGACCTCTAATGACGTGGTTGTCATCAGATATAATGGCCCGTCACCACCTAAAACGTTTACAAGATCGCTGCCGCTCGCCGTGCTGAGTCCGAGAATCGGCACATGTTCGGGATTGTCCTGAATAGTCGGGAAAATCACCGGACCGGTTGGATCTGTGGACGCCGCGCTGAGACAGCCCCACACGAAGACGCGGCCGGAATATTTGAGGACGCCGGCGCAGCGCGGCGGACGCTGCACGTTTTTTGAAACAATGTCACCGAGTTCCTGATCTACCCATGAACCGTCCACGATATTGACCGTGGCCGTCTTGCCGGAGCCCGTGACGCCGCCGAATACCGGATTGATCGTACACGTAGAATCACTGGTAACTGTCAGGATATTGTAATTAGCCCCGTCAATCGTGAGCTGATCAGACCTGTAAAGATCCTGAGTGAACTTCGTATTGACGCCCGCCGTAATATTTGCGCTACCATTCGTCGCCGTAAAAGTCCCGCGAACCGTCAAATAGATATATCGAACTACCCGTAATTCCCCGCCCTGGTCGTTCCACCGCGTCCCGCAGTAAATCCAGCCATCCTGGCCGGAAACAGGTGATGGCAGAGTGACGCGGATAACCGACCCGCTACCCGCTGTCGGATTGGTATAAACGGGATCTGATGGCGGCCCGATCGCGTTCGTCTTCGTCCGCCAGGGCGCCAGGGCGACGCCTATGCGGCCGTTCATATTGCGGTTGGTGTCAACGCTTGTGGCGATTGCGACGTTGGCGGAAGGCAGCACGGGTTTATCAAAACCCGCGTTAGTAGTCGTAAAGGCGCCGCCGCCGGTCGGTATCGAGACGCGCAACAAGCCGGCTGAAGACGCTGTTGTCATGCCGGACACAGAAGACTCGTTGAAATAAACCTGTGATGACGTGTTTTCGCCGGTGAAAAAATAACAGCCGTTATCGTGGCGAAGGAAGCCGACATAGGGCAGGCGCGAACTTGTCAGGCCACCATCAACAGTCACCCGCACAATATCAACGCCAAAGATTCTTGCGCCGACGTTTTGGGATGATACCTGAGAAATCCCCTTAGCCGTCTCGATCTTGCCGCCAGGTCGCATCCATATGTTGCTGCCACGCCTGATCGTCTGTTGCAATTCTTCAGGCGCGAGCGCCGGCGCGCTTGGGTGATAGCCGCCTTTTAGAATTATCTCGAAGTCTTGAAGGTTTTTCGGTCTAGGCATCGGCTGAAACCTTAACGGAGACAATATTAACGAGTTCGTGAACTAGCATGTCCTCAAGCTCGGGCGGAAAGTCCTCGACGGCTTCGGGCGTGTAACTGGCGGTAATGCTGAGCGGCCCCGGCGCGCCCACAATATCCAACGGCCCGTTGACCGCTACATTGATCGCGCGCGTCAAGATCGTCCCTTTGTCTTTCATCGTGTAATAGCCATAGAGAGTGGACTGCGGCGCGATGAACTGGATGTAATGGCGCAGAGGCGCCAGAACATTACTGTCGTTGTCTATGACGGCGCCGAAGTTCGCGCCCTCAAGCAAAATTTCACCCGCGACTGCCGTAACGCTGCCTACAGCGGTGAGCAAATCCCCTTCACCCTGGGTGTTGAGACTGACGCTGTATTCCTGCTGGAGCAGCGCCCGCAACGCGTCATCCTTCATGACCTTCTGACCGAGTTTGCCCGAGGCTTGCATCACACAGGCGGCGATGTCTAATTCGGAGTCTGGCCAGACGTGGGGCTGAGATTGTCCTGCGTTCAACTGGCGCTTGGCCCTTTCCACGAGTTCATCGAAAGTCATGTGGATGACGGCGCCGCCTGCGCCTTGCCGTAGAGATCAGATTGAATGTAATTTCGGATCTCGGCCAGGTGCGTCATCCATTCGGCGTTCGCGCCCTGGTACAAGTCCACGAAGACGCTTTCCTTCAACGCCAGTTTGGCGACCGCTCCCGCCACAAGCCCGCCTTCGTGCCAGTCTTCCAAAGCGATATTGCCTGTGAATGAGGTTGGGCGGGTGTAAACGCAAACCTCGATCACGACATTGCTTCGGGTGTGTTCGATCCTGCCACCATTGATCGCGTACCAATAGGGATTAAAATTGTAGATCGCCGGGTATTGTTTGAAACTGCGTACAGCGTCTAACGACATCGGCAGACAAGCCCGGTTATCGGCCGCGTCCCTGACGAAGCCTGGAAGGCCGATTATGCGGGCAGTGCCGGCGGCGTTGGTCTGCGGGATGGTGGCCAGGTTCGCTAGACTCGCCGTCACGTCGGCGAAGCGCTGCCGCTCGGGATGCTTCGGGGTCGAGGCGATGGCCTCCACGATCTCGCCGATCGTAGAAGCCACGGCGTCATTGACCTGGCTAGGAACGAAGTCCGGGCCAATGACAGTCGCAGTGCTGGGCGTGGCGGTGTAATTAGAATCAGCCGTAACCGCAGTTGAGCCCAGGACGGCGCCCAGGCGATTCAGCGTCTGCTGAATGACTTTCTCAAACGTGATAGACATTATGAGTCTGGCAGTTCATCGCCGTCCGGGTCATAAAACTCTGAGCCCTGAACCTGAATCATTGTTTCTTCGGAGACTTCGTTAGTAGAGAGGCCTTCCCAGCGGATGAGCCAGCGACCAGGGCGGTCAAAGAGAATGCTCGAATGATATAGACCGGTCCCGTCTTTGGTGATCTGGGCGTTCGGGTGTGTGTAGGTTGTGATGGACATCCCCGGATCGCGAACCTTCAGCCGAACAGTGCTCGGATCTACAAGCGAGCCATCAGAAACTCGTATAAACCGCACGGCGATCTCGCAGCGGTTATTCAATGCGACCGTTGCCACGTAAGAACTTTCAGCCCCCCGAGGTAAAAGTCATTTCGTATGTGCTTTGGAGCGAATCACTGGCGGCCACGAGGTTGACCGCTGAGAAGACGGAGCGATCAAGCAATACCCCGCCGCCGGTGGCCGCCTGGCTGAATACTCCATGTTCCGTGATGGCCCGCGTACCGCCGGAATCCGGCGAATAAGTGGCGACAGTTCGATAAATGTTCGCGGAAGCGCCTTCAGTAGTCGTTCCGGTCGGCCGAGTATTGTCCGGATTGTATTGGGTCGTTTCCTCGGTCACGAGCGCCGTATCGCCTACCGCTTCAGCCGTCGTTCCGGTCCCGAAGCCATGAAACTTCATGTTTTCAAGTTCGGTAGTATTTTGGAAAGCATCCACAATAAAACCAACGCCGACAGTAGTAACAGAGCGCAGACTAGCCACGCCATAATCAATAACGCGTCCGTTCCCGCGAATCACAGTTAGAGACAGCACGCCGTAATGGATGGGCATCCGAAAGAGTCTGGCCATCAGCACGCGCCACAGGCCGCGCGCGAGATTCGGAAAGTTTTTCAATCGCCATACATTGACTTCACGGCAGTTCCCTGGCCACGGGAGACCGCATCGAAGAAGGCTCCAGAGCGAGCGGCTGCGGCTCAATTTTTTTAGCTTCAAAGCGCCAGACGGCGCCAGACTTCCACCGTACATTGTTAGCCTCCGATGATTTCAACCGTGATCGGCGCGTCCATTTCCATTGTGGCGACGACTCCGATCCGCATAATCAGCCCTTGAGTTACAACGCCCTGCATGACGACGCTTTGAGAAACGCCGGCATCCATTATTGAACCGCTTGAGACCGACGCCTCAGTCACGAAACTGAAGGAGATCGACATGCCGATCTCTTCCGCCGCGCCGAAGATTTTTAGATTTGTGAGCGCGCCCCCAGGCGTGAGCAGCCCGGCGAGGAACTTCGCTATCTGCTTGAGGAGATCGCCGGCGGGCGTAATCGAGCCTGAGAGCGTCTTGCCGGCCTGCTTCAGTAGCGCTCCGGCGGGCGTAATCGAGCCCGTAAAAGTCCGGAGTAAGACCCTTACTAAGGTAAGGGCGCCGGCCGGCGTGATCTGACCGGCGAGCAGTTTGGAGACTGCTTTAACTATCGCGCCGGCCGGCGTGATTGAGCCGGCAAGCGATTTGGCGACTTGTCGAGTAAGCGCGCCGGCGGTCGTGGTCGAGCCTGATAGTGTCTTGAGGTCGCTCTTAACCAACGCCCCGGTGGGCGTGATCGAGCCCGTAAAAGTCCGGAGTAAGACCCTTACTAAGGTAAGGGCGCCGGCCGGCGTGATGGAGCCATTGAGCAGTTTAGAGACTGCTTTAACTATCGCGCCGGCCGGCGTGATTGAGCCGGCAAGCGATTTGACGACGCTCTTAACCAACGCCCCGGCGGGCGTGATCGAGCCTGTAAAAGTCCGCAAAACGACTTTTACATTGGTCAGGGCTCCGGCGGGCGTGACCTGACCGCTAAGCAGTTTCGCGACTAGTTTGGCTAAGGCGCCCGCCGGAGTGATTGAACCACTCAGAACCTTGGCTACCAGCTTCGAGAGCGCTCCAGCGGGCGTCAGGGCGCCGGAAAGAGTCTTCTGCGCCAGGTTCGAGAGCGCTCCGGCGGGCGTGATCGAGCCCGTAAAAGTCCGCAAAACGACTTTGACCGTCGTCAGAGCGCCCGTGGGCGTAATCGAGCCACTGAGGAGCTTCGATACAAGCTTTGCGAGCGCGCCTGTAGGCGTCAGGCCGCCGCTGAGATTCTTCGATACGAACTTAGAGAGGGCGCCCGCTGGCGTGATCGCGCCTGATAAGACTTTCTGCGCCTGCCTGACGAGGGCGCCGGCAGGGGTAATCTGACCGCTAAAGAACTTTGCCGTTTGTTTTGCGAGCGCGCCGGCGGGCGTAATCGAACTGCTTAGAAACTTACTGACCAGCTTCGAGAGCGCCCCGCTAGGCGTGACTTGACCCGATAAGGCCTTATTCGCCTGCTTGACTAGCGCGCCCGCTGGGGTGATTGAACCGCTCGGGGTGATGGTGAAGGTCGCCCCACTGGGAATCAGCAGCGGCGCGTTTTTGATTCCCTGATACGGCTGCGGTAGCGGGCGATAGACCGGCATTTAGATCAACTCTTCATATGCGCAATGTACATTCCATCCAGACGTTGAGGTCGGCGCCGTGGCGAAGCGGACACACCATACGGTAGAAGGCGGAATCAACAGCCGTTCTTCCGGGACCGGCAACCATAAGTAGCCATTGAGCTGATTGGGCGAATTGGGGAAATGATTAGTATAGGTTCCGCCTGAATCCGCCGAAGAGTTGATCCCAATCCTGCCCGCGCCGCCGATAACGCTGGTATTGCCGGCCAATCCCGAAGCCGGGCCGCCCAATGCGGTGTTAGTTGGCGTGACGGTCGTAGTTGTAAGTGTCCCGGCCGTGTCTCTGGTCGAGAATAACAGCCTGACCTGCGCTGAAATGCCCGTGCCTGATTGAGTGACTTCAACCCTTATCACCTGCAAGAATGCCGCAGCGCTGACGCCGGAGGCCGTTTGCAGGGCAAGCAGGACGGAGCCAGTGCCAAGCGTCAGGTTTTCGCCGTGAACGTTAAAGACTCGTCCCATTTTATGTCCACTGCCCTATGCTGACGACAGATGTAGAACCCATCCGTTCGAGCATTATGTAAGACCCGATCGAAAGCACAGAGGCCGCCGCTACGGCCATTGTGGTAGTCGGGATCATTGTCCCGGCGCCGGTAACTTCAAATGTCCCCAATATGCAGACGTTCATAGTGCCGCTGGCGACGCCGGTGATAATGCTGGCCGGAGATGTTGAGGTCGTATTCCACGACCCGCCCACGGCGCCGGCGGTCGTCACTGCGGCGTCTTGTCCAAAGGCCTGCCACAGCCACGCTCCCACGGTAGCCGTCCCGGCCCCTAACAGGTTGATGTTGCGGTTTGAGGTCGCTGCGGCGTCCATAGCCGTAAATGCAAGCACACCCTCGACCCTGTATAGTCCAGTCTCAAGCGTAATTGTTCCGTTCGTCGGACTGGTAAAAATGGCCTGTGCGCTGGTATTACTGGTAAATGTGCGCGTCGCGTCCGCCCGGATAAAATGCTTGATCGGGATATAGCCACGATTGCCTGCATCCGTGGTGCCGTAGAAGCAGTTACCGTCTAGTTCTATGGCCCCGACTTCGGGAGTGGTCAACACTGTCCCGCTGGTGAACTTCGGCCAGGTGTTGGCGGAGGCGGACCCGGCGGCGAATACTGTGGCGTTGGATGTGAAAGTTTTGCTCTGATCGACGGTCAGTTTCTTAGTAGTCCCGGCCTCGTTGATGGGCAGTTCATTGGTCCCCGCCGCGGCGCCCGCCGCGGTCAATTCGCTGATCTTTTTGTCAGGCATATCACAAACGAATCAGGGTATTCTGAAAACTCCTGCCATAGCCGGAGGGGTAATGAACATCGCCCACAGTCTCTTCCAGAATCAGAAAGCCGGAGCCGTCTTCGAGCATGATCTTTGTCCCGTCCTCATTCAGAATGTAGCCTCCCGGTTCAGGGATGAATGCTGGCGCTGCGGCTGAAAATACAAATGGATACTGTCTCTTATACTGCCGCCAGGTGATCGGCGGCCCGTCCGTCGTTACGCTCCCTGCGCCGCCTGACAGGACGTTGCCTGCTCCGCTAAAATCCTGTTTGGCCCCCACCGTGTTCCCGCCCTCAAGAAGCGGGTAAAACGCTATTAGGTTCGTTGTCCTGTGTGGTAAATATTGGAATCGCTCTCTCTCGATTTCGGCTTGAGTGAGGTTGACTCCATCCCAAACTTTTAAGGCGGCTATACTTCCGTTGAGCCATTCGCCGGAATTTACAGAAGCCCCTATCCGCAACACGGACACAGTGCTACTTTCAAGATGGCTGGAACTGGCGCTGCTGAGCGGCAACGTATCCGCGGCGGCCCAGTAGACAACGGTCGCGCCGGCGCCCGTGGCTTTAACTGCGGCTATGTAGTACCAAACCCCGACCGTCGCGGCGAACAGTGTGCTGTTGCCGGTGGCCGTGTCCGCCATCTGCCAGGTGACGCCATCGGAGAGGGTCTGCAACAGAATGGCGATCGAAGCCCCGTCATCAATGCACCAGGCGCTTGAAACGGCATTGCGGTCGACATCGATCCGAACCCAACACGTGATCGTGCAGGTACCGATGTTATAAGTCCCGGTAGTGTTTGTGTAATCTTCCGTGTCTGCGTCAAATCGGACCGCCATTTATGTATCGCTATAACTCAGCCGTAACAAAATGATGATCGCGTCGCCCGTCAGCGTATCATTTGTTGTATCGGAGGCGTCACGATAAACATGTAGCCAGCACACGTCCCCGTTGGCCATCGAGTCAAGATTGCTGATCGTCAGGTCGACAGAGTGTAGCCGCTGATTAGTGGTCCCCAGGTGCGTATCTTGCTGCGTCTGCGCGGTCGCAAAGGATTTCGTCTCGACATCTTGAGTGTCAGTATTGGCCGTAATAGCGGCGAGCCTGGAGCCCCACACGACATTCCCGCTCGCCGCCGTGTCGGCGTACCAATAGACCGTCAGCGTCAGGTTGCCGGAGCCGTAATTCGTCGCCGAGAATTTAAAGAAAGAGTCCTCATCAATGGCGCCGCCGTCGAAGGCCAAGCCCGTCACCGGAAAATTGGTCCCCAGAAACCTGACGTACTGAGGGAAATTCGAGGACATGAAAACGGCTTCTTCAGGCGCAAAGGTTTGATAGATAGTGGCCATCAGGCGCCGGCTCCGTATCGGCGATAGACGATGATTGTTAGTAGCGCCGCCTTCTGCGATTGGGTCAATACGGTGCGTGCGGGTAATGGAAGCGCGTTATTGGCTGCCGCGGCGTTGTCGTTCAACCAGGTGTCGAGCGCATCAACGGCCGCCCTCAATTCCTGCCTCGTCATGGCCCCGATGATCGCGGCCTTATTGTCTCGCATCCAGTTTTCCCAGCAGACTACGCGGTCGGCTTCAGATAGAACAGCCACAGCAATCACCCCCTTTAAACTCTGGTCGCGTAGGCGATATGGACATTCCCCGCGGCGGCCGTCGCGCTGTAGAGTGAAAGTTGCAGTGGCTCGCCCGTTACCGGATCGGTTCCGCCCATATGAAATGGGACGCCGGCGGTAATCGCGGCCATAACCACGCTATTCGCCCCGGTGATCGTCGCGGCGCCGCTGGTATTCGTGACGATGACATCGAAGCCATATATCGTCGTGTCAGCGGTAAAAGCCGCGCCGCCGGTAGGCGCGGTCAGTTGAATCCCGTGGTACCTGACAGCCATACTTAATCCTCCCAATATTCCGAATCTTGAAACCCCCGCATGGCCGTGAGGCCCGCCTGACGGTCAGTCGCTATGTATTGGCGATAGGCGTCGGTGTGGGCCTTCACGTCCGCGCCAAGCGTCATGCCCAATTCCTGACGCTTTTCGGCGCATTGTTCCGGCGTCATCTCCGACCACTCGGCGCCGGGTAGGCAGCTCAAGGAGACCCGCAGACATAACAGATCCTGCCCGGCCAGAATCGGAAAATAGTTATCGAGCGCCGTGGTATTCGGCTCCGCCGTCTCGTACCAGATTTTGTATTGCGCCGAGGTGTGGGGAACGGGCAGAACTCTGATCGAGACATTGCCAATCGCCGAGTCACGGGTAAACACGAAGGTCTGAGCCGAATGCTTTTCGCCGAGCATCTGATAGGTATGGTCCCAATTCTGGATGTATGGCGAATTGCCGCCGAGCAGCGATGACTGTAATGACATTCGCCGAACCGGACGGGGCACATGGTTCGGATCGGCGGGGTCTATGGTCTCGACAAGTATGTCTTTGCCGAAATTCGCCGCCGGCAGCAGGTAAGTATCGTCATTCTCATTGACATCGAGTATATGGGATTCTGTGGCCCAACTGACCGGCGTATTAAGCGCCATGTTGAACAGTAGGCGGGCATTCTGCTTTAACGCGTTCCAGATCACCGGCTCAGACGGTTTCGCCGGATGCGGTTCGAGTAAATTAAGTCTGATCTGGCTGATCAGTTCGCGGTAGGTGTTTGGCATCTACGGTTTCAGTCTGAAGGCGGCGGCGCCGCCTTAGCTGTGGTTTGGATACTTTTCTATCGGCGAGCATGCGTGTCAACAGGTCTATTTGCTGTTGCTGTCCCTTGAGCAGTTCTGTAATCGCCGGGTCCATACCGGCGCCCTTCGCCGATAGAATCTCGGGCACCTTATCGAAGACCTTATTCTGAGCCGCCGCGAGGTCGTTTAGAGCCTGGTCGCGCCGGCGACGTTCGAGCCGGTCGAGAGCGCGAAAAATAGGATTGCTGTATTTCGGCTCCTTCTGGGCTTCGAGTTCGTCCACAATCTTCTGATCGTAGGCGCGGGATGCGAATATTGATCCCAGCATCTCACGGCCGACGCTCTGTAAAAGCTGATTTCCGTTGAGATTGCGACAGGCGTCGCGGATATGCGCTTCAATCTTGGAATAGGCCTTTGGAATTTCATTGCTCGGCCAGGGACAGAATGTGGCGTCAAGATTGAGCGTGGCGACCTCTTCAGTTCTCATCCCCTTGAGCGCGGTCAATTCCCGGCAGCCCCATATATGGTATTGCCCCATCACGGCGTCGAAGATGCCCGCCGGCCGGACCTCGTATTGGGCTTCCTGGTGATCGCGATCCATCCAGTCCCGGCGGACGGCTTTGCGCATGTCCTCCGGGACATCGTTAATCCTCTCCCAGATCAGAAATGGGACGATCGGAGTTACGCGGCAGCGCCGAATCCAGCCGCCCAGGATCTCCGGCCAGGGTAGATCCTCGCCCGGATACCAGACATAGCGATTAACGCGTTCATCCTCGAAAGTCAGGGTTTCAACGATCGGTTGGGGAGTGTGGAAGTGTTCAGACGCCGCCCTTGCCATCGGGTCCATGTTGTTTCTCTTTCCTCCATTTGTTGATTTGTTCCAGAGTAGCGCCAGATTTACTGTGGCCGCCGGTGAATGAGTATTTTCCCCATTGCTGGCGTGTCGGATCTCGAGAGAGCATCCCGGCGTGAGTCCGCAGGGATTCCAGGACGATTCGGGACAATCGGCGGCGCAGCGCGCCCCAATATTGCTCTCCGCCCGCGCGCGAGGCCTTTATAGCTCTCGCCTGTTCTTCATGTGTGATAATGCCCGGCTTTTGTTCACGCCGTTTCTTGATCTGATAGACCGCCGCGGCGAGCATCGAAAGATGCTCGGCGCCCGGCTCGGCGTACCACCCGTAACAGATCAGATCGTCTTTTTTGGCGTTCAAACAACATTTGCTATCGTGATCGGCGATCATTCCGCCGGCGATCCGGCCAGGGTGATCGAATTCCAGGGGCACGTAATAGCCCCCGGATGGCTTTCTAGGGCTGTATCGGTCGCCGTTCTGGTCCAGGTATTCCCCGGTCAATGCGCGGTGAATCCAGGCCTCTTGACTCGTCGGCGTGTCCCAGCCGAGACACGCCACCTCGGGAGGGATCAGGCGTTCCAGAACAAAGCGAGGCGGGGGAATGTCTTCCCACACCTCGCGTCGAGTTGAAACCCCGGAAGTAGGGTCTACGGAAGTAATGAACTTTCGTTCTGACGAATACAGATAGCGGGCGCGCCATTCGCCCGCGCCGGCGGCGCCATAATCATCCCAATCTTTGGCGATCCAGCCCCATTCGTCGTGATCCTGCGACTGCGCCCAGATGCAGCGCAGCCAGGGCCTACGGGTCTGAGCCTCGACGCCCAGCATGCGGGTCAGCCCCCTTTGGAAGTTCTTTAGATCACACGGTTGGGGCTGGATTTCCTTGAAAGGTTGTCGGTTAAGTGGGTGAGAAGTCCCCACTCGGTTTTCGATTATTGGCTTCATTCTCGACCGTAGATGAAGGCCTGGGCGGTCGCCCCGTTCACAGGCGTCTGGCCTGTGGTAAAGGTGAAGATCACGGTATCGGTGGCGAGCGCGGAGGTGATGTTATTGGATGACCCGGCGCAGTTCGCGGCGACGACATAGCGCATGGTCTGGGCCTGGATTGTCACGGAACCGGCGGAGCCATCGAAAGTCACTTGCCAGATTTCCTCCAGGAGTCCGCCATAGTCAGGCATGATCTCCGGGCTTTTGGGCCATAGACGTACTGCTGTGATTGCCATGAGTTACCTCCCATCTCCCCAGATAATCGCCTGCCAGGTAACGGCGGCGGGCGCGGCGGCGAAAGTGATGGTAAATCCTGTCGATGACGATACCCCCGCAATTGGGATGTTGTTTGAGGCTAAGCCGTAACCGGCAAGACAACCTTTGATTGTCTTTATCCCTGAATCGGCCGGAAGAGTTACTAATATAGTTGTCGCCGCGCCGTCACCGGTCATTTGAAGAGACTCAAAGCCACGAAATCCCAGGTCTGCAAACATCCCCGGATTGTCTATTCTGCGAAATGTAATTGCCATGATTTTCTCCTTACGCCGCCCACGCGGTAGCTTCCGTTGAAAGGTCGGTTAGCGCGGCCCTGACGATCGCCCCATGAGCCGATCTCTGCTTAACGTAGAAATTCAGATCGGTCCCCATGTTTCCGTACACGGAATCGGCGCCAACGCCGTTCGTGCCCTGCTTCTGCTTGAGAATGTGCCCGGTCCCGTCCTTCAGAAAGCCCCACGGGCGCTTCTCGATCTTCTTCAGGTCCGGCTTGCTCAGGAAGTAGAGGCAATCCTCATCGAGCGTCGTTGTCTCCATGATCTTGGAATCGCCCATGCGAACCTGGTTGATGGTCCCGTCCCAGGTCTGGCCGACCTGCAATTGCAGAAAGTTGATTCCGGTGCGGGCGTATGCTTCTAACTGCGCCAATGCGCCGAGGATCAACACCGCCACCTGGCCCGCCTTGATGCCCCTGCGGTATTTGATTTTGTTCTTGAGACGCATGACGGTACTCGGCTGGAGCGGGGCGCCGTTGAGGTCTTCCATCGGCGATTTCAGCTCTGTGTACTGCGACGGCAAGAGTCCCTGAAACAACGTCGTCGTGTTATTAACCAGGTAGCGTACTCCGCGATGAACGCGGTTGATTGACGAGCCTGAGCCGGGATCGTAGAGGACCAGGAAATCCGTCGACGCCGGCGTGACGCTGAGGGTCGTCACCGGCGTCAGAAATGGCGTGGTCCCCTGCTTGCCGACCGCCGCCGCCACAATGTTGGCTTCGCGCAAGTTGTTGCTTGAGTCGTACAGAGCGTAACGGTGGTTTTTGTAGAGAAACTGCGCGCCCTTACTCGTGAATGGCGTAAGCGTCGGGGTGGTGGTGAGAACAATGTTAGTTGTGGTCGAACCCGTGCCGACGACTGCTTTAATGCCGGTCCCGTTGCCCATCGCGGCTTCCTCACACTCGCGCATGCCGCTCGCGTTGATCCTGGCCACCTTGTCGGCGTATGAGACCAAAGTCGCCTCATTGCCGCCGTTCATGTCATCGTAGTCGTCGTTCGTGATTTCGAGAGTTTTTCGGTATCGGGCATAGCCGACGTACATTTTGGCGTACTCGTTCGATCCGCCCGTCGGCTCCGACCCGCCCGCCGTGATGTAGCCGTGTGAGGGGTCGGGCGAGAATTCCGAGGTTATCTCGTAACCTTTCTGGTTGACCCAACGACCGGGAATGCTCGCGGCGACCTCATTAATAAAGACCGCCTCGTCCTGGTACTGCTGGGCAACCTCCTTGTCCTGCATCTGTAGCAAGAACACTTCAGTATTTGAATACTGTGTTGTAGGCATAGTTGTCCCCCAAATGCGCTATTGGAAAGTAATAGCGAGGTTAAGAGCGTCCTGGAAAGTAACTGAGAACGTTAGCGGTATCGTACTGTCCGGCCATCTCCGGCTTAGGTATATGGCCGTTAGTGGGCTGGGGTGTTACTCCCTGGCCCGGCTGTTTCATACCGCCGCGCAACTGGTTGACGTGTCTGATGATGTCATCGTAGTTGCTCAGTCTCATCAATTCGTCGAATTGTCGCGCCTTACTCTCTCGCTCATTCAGCCAGACCGCTTGCTGTGTCGCTATGGCCTTCGCCTTGGTGACGAGCAGCGGCAGTTTTTCACGAACCGCCCTGGCTTCCCCACGCTCAATGTGGGCTTCGAGTTCGTTCCACAGCGCGGCGCCCTCCGGGCTTTGGTAAAGCGCGGTCTCGGTCGCTTGTAGTACAAACTGTGTCGCCTGATCGTTGCCGGGGATCTTCTCGGCTAGTGATTGCTGAATGATTGAGCGGACATCGCTATAGACCTTGGATTTTTGCTCGTATTGGGCCTGTTCCCGCTGCTGATTCGCCGTCCGGCTCTGCTCATACTGGATGTTTTGCAGTTGGGCGTCACGCCGGAGATTCCAATTGCGGACCCCCGGTTGCATCAGCATGTATTCGTCCCGAACCTCGGCCGGCAGTTGTCTAAAAACCTGCTGAAGCTCGGCCGGAATGGCCTGTAAGACAGTCTCGTCTATGTTCGACGAGTATTGTTCGGGTAAAAGTCCGAGTTCCTGGACATACTGTAATAGCGCCTGCGGCGAGATGTTTTCTATCGCCCGCCGCTGCACCATTGGGTCGGTCGCGAAATCCGTAATAATGCGCTCAAAGGCGCCCGCATCCTGGTTGTATACGTGGGCGTAGGCTTGCTGCCTGCTCTCGATATTCTCTGAAAACAGGCCGTCGAACGCCTCTATGTCCGGCTGGACATATTGAAGACCCCCACGTTGATCCACCCAGGTTTTGAGCGGTTTGTGATCCGATTCGAGTGATTTGTAGCCGCTGAGTAACGATTTGAACTTATCACGCCACTGTTCCGGGGCTTGCGATAGTTCCTCCTCGGAAATACCGAAGCCCCCGACGCCGGCGTCGGCGCCGTTCACGTCCTCTACCGCTACCGGCGCGCCGGGATCGGTCCCCTGCGCATTTGGGTCGCTTGCTCCTGGTCCGCCGGTGTCAGCGGAACCCGAATCCAGACCAGATCCGGGCGCAGTCGGAGCGCCTGCGGTCACACCTGTGCTGTCGTCTGGCATAATCTAAAAACTTAGCCTGCGCCGGCGGACAATGCCCCGCCCTGCGCCTGTGGTCCCTGGCCCGATGGTTTGGCCTTCTGAGGAGGCCCAGAAGACCCAGAAGGACCGCCGCCCCCTTCCACCGGCGCCGGCTGACCCGCCATCGAGACCGCCCCCAACGCCATTTGTTGCATTGCCTGAGCCTGCAAAGAGGCGTCCTGATACACTCCGACCGCCTCTATCAGTTCAGGAGGCGCGTTCAGCCCCTCGTCTGTGGTTAGCCAGGTTGAGAGATATTCCGCGACCTCCATATGTCCCCGTTCTCGCGGGTTGAATGGTGGTTGTAAGGCGCTGAATAGTTGCTGACCGACGGAAACAGGCGCGAGCCCCATTTCTCCGGTCGCCTGATCCATCTGCGGCTCGGCCTCGACTATCCCGAGCGGCGCCGTGACCTGTTGTAAGGCCTGCATCTGTGGCACGAGCGCGCCCATCTGCTTAATCCGCCATCTGGCGGTCCTCACCGCGATCGGGAAGATGTCATCTCCAAACTTAATGTCATATATGTCGCTAAATTCGCTGAGTAGCTTTGGCGGCATCTGCATCATGCCGAGTGGGCCGCCGACCGCCGCTAGAAAGCCCTGTAGATTGGTCTGGCGCTGCTCCGCCGTGCGCGGCAACCACGAATTCTGGACCGTTTCCACCTCGAATTCGTTCGGAATGTCTACTGATGAGAGATATTCGCCCTCAATCTGCCCGTAAGTCCCGGCATACTCGATATACCGCTGATCCCAGCAGTATTGCCGAAACTTCTTGAGCGTCCGCTTGATCACGCCGACGCGAAAATCGGCGAATTGAGCTAAAACCGTGCTGGAAATGGACTGCGCCAGGGATTGAGCTATCCTGGCCCCGCCCAAAGTCTCGTTATTGACGTTCGGAAGGCCTTCGGTGAACTCCGTGGCGTTCGCCGCGAACTGGATGAGGTTTCTCATCGCCTCCAGCCCTTGCCAGATCCCTTGCGGGAACGGCGTAGGCAGGTCGGCGACGATCGCATTCTCCATTGTGGCGCCTTCGCGGAGCCCCAGATTCGCAGAATTGATCGGAATCGGCCGCAGCGGATCGCCCGACATGTCCCCGGCGTCAATTAACTCGGGGTTGTAGCGTTTCGGAGGCGACGCGTGGTGTCGCATCCACAAATTCCAGAGGCTGTGTCCCGTATTTGACATCCGCTGAGGCTCGCACATCGCGTCGACGCCCTGTGGTAAGCCGCCGGAGGCGTTAGTGTGGTACCCCATCCACACCAGATCGTCATTTTTGACCGCGGCGTACAGGTCCACGATCAGATTTCCCATCATGATAACGTGGATTCCATCGGGAAAAATCTCGATCAGCTTCACGCCGGCCGGGAATTCAACCCCCGCATACGTTTTTATTGGCTTTTCCAGTTCGATTCGCTGGTATCGCCTCGGCTCGATCCACATCCGGGAGAGCGTGACGCGCCGAGCATGCGTACTATCCCGCTCGTTGATGTGTTCGAGCTGCGCTTTCGCCCTCAATCCTACGTCGTCATTCTTTGATTGCGGTATTTCCAGACCTTCATAGGTGGCCTCCAGGTCGTCTTTGTCATGCTCCTCTTCCCATAGCACTACTGGCGAGTTTTCAAGCCCTAGTTTCGCATTCCACCTGATGTTGTAGAGGCTGATCAGCTCGCAGCAAACATCCCCGGTCTCGTATTCCTCCTGCCCGGTCTGGACCTCCATTTCGACCTCTGGAACGGCGATCACATCGAGGTTGGGAGACTGGCAATTAGCGCAGACCGGCTCCGCCCCCGGTTCGAGTTCGCCGACGCCCCCGCAATCCGCGCAGCGGTAGGCGTCGTTACCGAGTTTTACCGGTCGGCGATCAGTGACGGGGCGGTATGCCTTCCCTGCCTCCGCCTCCGGATCGTAAAAGACATATGCGACCAACGAGCCCGTGAATTGCGCGGCTTTGCTGGCGTTAATCACCTGGCTCCGGTTCCAGTACCTGGCGTCGTAGCTGGCTGCGATATTCCTTAGCTTGGCCGCCGCCATCTCCTGATCTGGCGTATCGCCGAGGCCTGAAAAGCGGTAATCAACGCGGCTCGCGATCCACTTCGCGACATTCACGTTGGTCCAAAATTGAAACTCGTTGAGGATGAAGTGAACGGGTTTCGGATCGTCCACCCGCCATGTATTGCTGAGATCGGCTTTTCTGAGTCGCTGATAGCCTCGATAGTAGAATTCGTTCTTCTGCGAGGCCATGATGCGCTTGATCCATTCCTCGGTCTCGCCCTCGCGGCGCATCTCCTGCCGCTGCGCGTTGAAGAAGTCAACCGGGTCCTTCTTGAGATAGCGCGGTTGCTGCTTCTGTTGTTCTAGTTCCGGCAGCGGTGCGAGGTTCGGCGTATTGTCCACTAATCAATGTCGGCGACACTGCCAGGGAATTCGTTTCTTTGCCTGCTGAATAGCATGCGCTCGATCTGCGACGGCGTAAGGCTTCCCTGGCGTAGCTGGTTGGCCCACAAATGCCCCTCAGAGGCAGTTAAAACCCCCGCCTCTACCCTTTCGTTGATCCGATCGTCAATGATGGCCAGGTCTTCAGCGTCGAGCGCGGGCGCGTGAGCTATGGCAGACTGAGGCATGTTCGGCTCAATCGTGGCTCTGAAGCCTTTCAGGCGTAAAAGCTGGTCAAATAGATGTTGCTCTCTCGCTCTCGCTTCCTGGTCCCGCTGCTGGTACTGATCTCGCCAATACTTCCTATCTTTGATCAGTAGCCAACAGCAGAAGCAGAAAGCAGCCATGCCAGCCAATAGCAGGGCAATCAACAGAACTAGAGGCATCTACCCTCGGCTGCCATTATAGGTGGCTGGGAAGGTCGGATCTTGAGCCGTAAACTGCGCTTCCCATGTGGCGGTCGTGTTCGACGCGGCCACCTCCGTCGGCCCGTAGATCCCCATCGCGTTGAGGTTGTCGACGTGCCGGTTCGCGATCTCCGCAAGCGCCTTGTCGGTCTCATGGATGCTCGGCAATGCGAATTGAGCGCGGTTGCTGTCCTTCCATTGCTGAATCGTGGTGTTTGCGGCCTGATACGTGCCAGAACCGGTGTAATTGATTAACTGATTCGCCTCACTCAGGCCTCGCCCGATGTGGTTTCTGAATTCTTCATGCGCTAACGCCATATTTCCCCCTTATTTTTTGCGCCCGTAACTCAAGATTTTTGCCGTGGTCTTCTTCTTGTGCGCCTTGTTGCCGCTGTGATGCTTGCCCGTTACAGGCGCTCCAGGATGTTTCGCGTTGTAAATCCGTGCGGCCTTCCCCTGCGCGGCGTCATAACCCATTGATTGCGCAAATTTATCGCGCATCGCTTCATAAGCTGCTGGCATAGCTATTCCTCTTCTTTCCTGCTCTTCGGACCTTTCGGCTGCGCAGGCTTCGTCTCCGGCACATCTACCCCAGGCTCCCACCCGTAGTCATTCGCGATCTGCGAGAGCGTGGCGCCCTTAAAAACGACCGCGTATATCTGCTCTAACGGCGTCAGATCATCCGGTTCGCGCCCTTCGCACAACAGCCGGTGAACCTGCCGGCATTCAGCCGCAGCCGCGCCGTCCTCGCGCCCGATCGCCTTCTTTGCCAGTTCGATATACTCGTCAATGGTTAGTGTTCGTACTGCCATAATTCCCCCTAAAAAACGTCCTCAACTGATCCTTCAACGTCTTCGGTCAACTCGCTATCACGCGTCTTCGGCCGTCGCCTACCTATCAATTCTTGCTTGATCTCCTCCACCGTATCACGCCGCGCGTCATAATATCCCTGCGCGATTGGCGGCGGCAATGTTAACAGGTATTCGTCACGCCACGTCTCGGGCAGGCGCTCCGTGATCTGCTCATCGAGGGTCATTGGCTTAATGCTCGGCCCCCACTCCGCGAAGATCCCGCGCAGGCTATCCATCGCGTCGTCGTACCACTTGTAAGGTACTGGTATTGTCTGGCCTCGCTGCTGCGTCGGCGGAGTGTCGGCGAAGCGGTACGCCGAAAACTCGCCCCGGTGACGAGCCAGGCCGGCGTCTGTCTTTGGGTTGACTATCTCTGCATCATCAACAACCAAATACAGCAACGGACGGCCCAGCAAATTTGGCTTGAATGGGTGCGGCTTGTCGGTCTCCCTGATCCGGAGCATGTGGCGAATCTGCGCGATCCCCTCCGTCTTCCCTGAGCGCATCGGCTGGAACGGAAGCCCAAACTTGACCTTGTATGTGTCGCTCTCCGACTTAGCCTCATGGCTCATTCGCCATAGCTCAATCGCGCCGTGGTAAGGCCTGGTCTCCGCCTGTATGGTCTCCGCCACGTGGTCGACGAGCGCTTGCTTGAAGGTCCTGCCCCAGTACAGGAAATATAGACCCGGCAGGCCTGAATTGGCGGCGGACCTGGCGATCAAGCTGACAACCGCAGGATGGCCATCAGTAGATCCCCAATCATGACCGCAGGCCCGTCGCCAATGCTCCGGAACGCGCCGTTGTTTGTAGACCCTCGCGAATTCGCCCCAGGTGATGACGTGCCGTGATCGCAGGCCATCCTCGAACATCGGGAAGATGTTACCGCGCTCCCTTACTTCCCAGTCGCCTTCTAGTAGCTGCGCGCGCGTCACATCATCAAGCTCGGCGAGCGATTGCGTGTAGGTGGCCTGGTCAAGGTATGGGTTATCAACCAAGCGCGCAGGCACGAAGATGCGGCCGGCTTTCTCGTGCGCCTTTAGTTCCCTGCCCATATCAGGCGTCCAATCCTCGGGAATAAAGCGCTCTTGCACCCATTCTGCGCCAATGCCGCCCGGATTACTGGCGCTCCTCATCCGTAGCGGAACGTCGGCGTCTACAAGGCGACGGAGGCGAGAGAACAAGAACGTATATTGCCGCTCTGAGAATTGGGTCAGCTCATCGAAGGCAATGTATTGATACTCCGCGGAGGCGTACTGATAAACGTCCGGGTCCTGCTCCAAATAGCCGAAAGCCAGGACAGAGCCGGAGGGGAATCTCCATTGCTTCTTCTGCTCATTCCATCTGGCCCCCGATCCGGTCAACCACTCGCGCGCGCGGTCGAGCAAAGCGCCTGGCTTCGATAAGTCTTGAAACGTCCGACGAAGGATAAGCGCGGCGTAC